TTTGCCCCTTTAACGAACTCGATGGTACACAGTTTCCCCATTTCCAGTACACCAGTTGCACTTTAATACGGTGAAGCGTTGAAGTATCGAGCATATATTCGGTACAACATTTTATTATAATTATATCAAGAAAGTACTTGACAAAGGATACAATGCATGATATAATATAATCTAGATAAGAGATAAGAAACAAGTGCTTATCAAATATCTAAAAATTATATCAAGAAAGTACTTGACAAAGAGTACAACGCATGATATAATAAATACATAAAGAAAAGCAAATAAGGGTCGAACAAATACCATAATAGGTTAGGTGGATTAAAGAACTTGCACTAGAATAGATTGTATCCGTGTAAATCGGTAGGTAAGACAAGTAGCACTGAAAAGAAACGAGTGATGTGAAGAATCATATTTGTTCTAGGTGGATTAAAGAACTTGCACTGGAATAGATTGTATCCGTGTAAATCGGCAGATAAGACAAGTAGCACTGAAAAGAAACGAGTGTTGTGAAGAAACACGACCATTATCAATTAATTGCACAGTACAAATTTTATAGAAAAGAGGTAAACATATTATGAAAAAAGAAGAACAGAGAATCATCAACGATAGCATTTTGAGAGAATGGGAAAAGGCTTCACAAGAACTTGAGTGTAGCAGTGAATACACTATTAACAGATTACGTTCATGTTCAGCAGAGGTTTTAACCACAGAACATTATCACTTTTTAAAATCTTATAATACTATTATAGGTTTTATTGATAAAAACACAGATACTTGCTATGATGTATTAAGATATGTATATGGTTATACAGCAACTTCTGGACAGCATATCGCAAAGTTTAGACATGATTATGGATACGGAAAATGGGGAAGTACAGCAGAATTAAGATACTACCCAGTTTAACCCTAGTAGCACAGCAGGGTGCAACTCCCTGCAAGGGTTTTACCGCAATAGTGCGGAACATTTAATAAGAAAAGGAGAAACAAATTATGGCAAGAACAAGAATGATAACAAGAACAATCAACGTAACAGTAATCGAGGCAATGTGCGTAGACACATTAACAGCGGAAGTGTCAATTAAAGAACTGGAACTTACTGGCGAAGTATTTACCGAAGAGAAAGCTCTTAAGTCACTCAAGAAAGAGTACGAAACAGACACATTCAAAGTTGTAGCTATCCAGTCAATGAACGTACACGAAGAAATGTATGGACTTAAGGAGATTGATTTCCTCAAGGTAGCAACCAAACTTAACCCTGCAACACGTAAGTATCTTGAAACTAAGGAAGAATAATCTTCTTAACTAGTGACAGTTCCAGTATATCAACTGGCAGGGTGCAACTCCCTGCACTAGTTTTCACGCAATAGGGTGTGAAACGTAATAAGAAAAGGAGAAACAAACATGGAAGAAAGATGCAAAACAAATAGGGAAATTTACAACCAAAAATATCCAGTCGAAGAGTTAGCACAAAGCCCTATATTATGTGCCGAAGCTATTGGGTATCTAAAAGCACTTGAAGAGTATTTACCTAGTGAGCAAAAATGGGTAGAAATTGAAAAGACAGCTTTAATGTTAGTGTTGTTATGGCACATGATATAAGGAGGAGCTAATATGTGGAAAGAATTTAGCACTGGTTTAACAACCAGTATATCCGAAGTAATGAAAATTATTGATGATGCACTTTGTTATGGTTTTGAGTTCAAGGTGGAAAATCACAAACTCTATTTTAGAGAAGTTGCATAGTTATCCACATTATCAACAAATTTATCCACATCAAAATTTTTCAACAAAAAACAAAATTAAATATTGACAATGTACCAATATTATGGTATTATTAAAGAGTAGTAAATAGCTATTCTAAAAAGCCGAACAACCCCATGTTCAACTGGTGTGTAGGACAAGTCCTATTGTACGTTCATTGCGTACCACACCATTCGTACAAAGAATTAAAGCCTTTGTACTAGCAACCAAATAAACCTAAGAATGAAAGGAGTACCAAAAATGGCAAGAAAACCAATGGTAACAAGAACAATTGTAACAACAAAGGTCAATGTACTCTGCCTTGACATTAATAGTGCAGAACCATTCAACGAAGTTGTAACACTTCCTCGTACATACAAGGATGAAAAGAAGTTACTCAAAAAAGTTGAAGAAGTTTTAAACACTGACGAAGTTAAAGCGGTACACATTGTTGACAAGGAAGAAGTTGAAACTTTGTACGGAATGACAGAGCAGGACTTCATCACAAATGCGACAATTCTTGACCCTGCTACAAGAAAAGAATTTGAAGCAGAAAAAGAAGAAACAGAACAGTAAGAATAGGAAAAGGAGAACAAAATTATGACAGGATATTCAGTAGAAATTAAGGAAACAAGTAGAGAATTAACAGCAAAACAGAGAATTGCATTAAAAGATACTTCTGATGCAATCAAGCTTGACACAGCTTGTGACGAAAATGCTGTTATCATTGAACCAGTTGATTATGCTGTTTTAGCAATTCACAACGAAAAATCTGATAATGCCGATTATGAAAACTATGTCATTATCGACAAGAATGGGGACAAATACATTACTGGTTCAGCAAGTTTTTGGAGTTCATTCATGGACATTTACGACGAAATGCAGGGCGAGGACGAAGCTTGGTCAATCAAAGCTTACAAGCTTGACAGTAAAAACTACAAAGGAAAGAAATTCATTACTTGTTCAATTATCTAGGTAATAATTATCCTAGGACAAGCCTCTAGGTGTAGCAACCTAGGGGCTTTAATTTATTTTAAGAAATGGGGTACAATTTATGGCAAAGAGAAATAAGCAAACAGAAAATCAAAAAGCATATCAAAAAGAGAGAAGAAGATTACTACAAGCTGTTCGCAGGGCAGAAAAACAAGGGTACATTTTTCCAGAAGATGTTGTACCAGAATTACCAAAAAGAGTTACAAAGAAACAGTTAGAAAAGATACAAAAAACAAAACCAAAACAGTTATACAAAAAAGCTGAATTTGTTTATCAAGAAACTGGTGAAGTAGTTCCTGCTGAACAAAGAAAACAAGAAGTAAAACAAGAAGCAATAAGAAAAGCAAAAGAAACAAGAAAAAGAAACAAGAAAATAAGTATACCTAGTGTACCTACATATTATCCTACAATTAGTATTATTGATACAATTAGGGATAGAATATCGGAACTAACTAGAGAAGCAAAACCGCCAATTCCTATTGAAAATAGAAAAAATGAATTGTTAGCAATATTTGAAGATAATGTAACCACATTTGATGATAATATAATAGAATATGAACATTATCTTGAAGCACATGAAAGTGAAATTGCTGAACTATTAAATGTAATTTCCTATGATAGCAATGCAGAACAAATTTCAACATCATTTGTATCATTGGGTAGGATTTTAAATATGCAAGCCTTATCAATGTCACAAGCTGAAAATTTATCTATGATGGCAGAATACTATAATTCATAGGGGTGGGTAAATTGAAAGTTAAAAAGTTTCGCTATTTTATGTGCGACTTTGAAACCACAGTTTACAAAGGTCAAGTTAATACAGAAGTTTGGGCAAGTGCAAGTGTAGAACTGTTTACAGAAGATGTAAAAATTTTTCATAGTATACAAGAACAATTTGAATACTTCAAATCATTAGACACAAATATTTGTGCTTATTATCACAACTTAAAATTTGATGGTACTTTTTGGTTGTCTTATCTGCTAGTGGACTTAGGTTTTAAACAAGCATATACCCCACTAAACGAACAAGAAACTGAAGTCGAATGGTTAAAAGAAAAAGAAATGCCTAACAATTCTTTTAAATATTCAATATCAGACAAAGGACAATGGTACACTATCATTATTAAAGTAAATAATCATTTTATTGAAATAAGGGATAGTTTAAAACTATTACCATTTAGTGTTAAAAGAATAGGTCAATCATTTGGTACAAAGCATAAAAAACTTAACATGGAGTATACTGGTTTCAGATATGCAGGGTGTAATATAACAGAAAAAGAAAAAGAATACATTGCAAATGACGTACTTGTTGTAAAAGAAGCATTAGAAATAATGTTCACAGAGGGGCATAATAAATTAACAATAGGTTCATGTTGTTTGGAAGAGTATAAAAAGATAATGGGTAAAGAAGATTACGAAACTTTTTTCCCAAGTTTAACAGACTATTTGTTAGACACATCAAAACATAAATACACAACCGCAGATGCATGGATAAGAAAATCTTACAAAGGTGGTTGGTGCTATTTAGTAAAAGGTAAAGAAAACCAAATAAAAACAAATGGCACAACAGCAGATGTAAACTCATTGTACCCAAGTATGATGTCAAGTGAAAGCGGAAACTCTTACCCAGTTGGAAAACCTACGTTTTGGGAAGGTAACTTTATACCTAATGAAGCCTTAAAAAATAATAGGTACTACTTTGTAAGAATTAAAACTCGCTTTTATTTAAAACCAAACTATTTACCATTTATACAAATAAAAGGTAACTATTTATACAAGGGAACAGAAGCACTAGAAAGCTCAGATGTGTACGATAAAAAGACCGACAAATATTACGACCATTATTACGATAAAGCAGGAAATCTACATGACACAAGAGTTGAATTGACATTAACAATGACAGATTTTATTTTAATGAAAGAACATTATGAATTAGTAGATTTTGAAATAATAGACGGTTGTTACTTCTTTACCGCAACAGGAATATTTGACGAGTACATGGAAAAGTATAAAAAGATTAAACTTGAAAGCAAGGGTGCATTACGAGAATTAGCAAAACTTTTCTTAAATAATTTGTATGGTAAAATGGCAAGTAGTGAAGATAGTTCTTTTAAGGTAGCTATTGTAAAAGAAAACAAAGCACTTGGATTTATTTCCGTACCTGCTAATGATAAACAAGCAGGGTTTATAGCTGTTGGTTCAGCTATTACATCTTATGCTAGAAATTTTACAATAAGAGCCGCTCAAAAAAACTACTATGGTAAAGACAAACGTGGTTTTATATATGCTGACACTGATAGCATACATTGTGACTTAAAGCCAGAAGAAATTGTAGGAATAAAGGTACATGACAGAAACTTCTGTTGTTGGAAATTAGAGAGTTGTTGGGATAAAGCTATTTTCACTAGACAGAAAACATATATTGAACACGTTACGCATGAAGATTTAGAACCTATTGATAATCCTTATTACAATGTTAAGTGTGCAGGTATGCCACAAAAATGCAAAGATTTATTTGTATCTTCTATGTTAGGGTATGAACCAAAAGAAGATGATAAATATACAGAGGATGAAATAAAATTCTTAAAAACAAAAAGAACATTAGAGGACTTTAAAATAGGACTAAAAATCCCAGGAAAATTAATGCCAAAAAGAATACGTGGCGGAGTACTATTAGTTGATACAACTTATGAAATGAGGTAACAAATATGATAAAAAAGATTTATAAACTATTATATAAGAAATGGGTAAAAGGTAATTGTAAGCATTGTTGTTTATTTTGTGAATATAGAAAAGAATGTTTAAAAGAATACTTGTACTAAATAAAGAAGAGCAGGGCAACTAATTTGTATCCTGCTCTTACTTTTTATATCTATAACATTTGCAATTCAAAAGCGGTCAGCGAAACCGACAAATAATATGGCACTATCTTCCAAGTGTGCTATCCACATTATTCAGAAGAATATACAAATGCAGATACCTAATATGAAATACATTTTAACAAAGCTTCTTTACTCTTTAAATCTTTAAATCTAAAAGCACCATGTTCAAAAAAATATCTAAGGTTTGTAATAAACATATCATTATTCTTTAACATTACATAATTAATATTATGGTCATCGGTTGTAACACTAATTCTATTAGGAAAAGATTTATCAGCATGGTCGTCACAATATAAAATACCTAAGTCTTTATATTCTCTAATAGCATAATCATTTCCACAGTATCTAATAGTAGCAAGATACCTACTACTACAATTTTGTGGTGTATCTATAAATGCTAAGTTATCATTTAAGTATACATTTTCACTACTATATGCGACATACTGATTATTTTTAAAAGCCCTATTTACACCACTTTCCTTTTGAGCCTGCGAAGCTGTTTCAATGAAACCATTTTCAAGTATAAATCCGTCACCTCTTAGAAAGTTTGTGTCTTTATTTAATCTACTACTAATTCCCAATTCATTATAATATGGATTGATAATACTAACTTGATTACCTAACATATATACTGGAACATATCTTACTTGTTCCCCTTTTCCTCTAGCAATAGAAGTATGTATGCTTAAAAATTTTCTTATTTCATCACTACAATAGTGATTAGTTTCACTCTGAAATTCATCAAATAAAATGCAATCAACGTCACTAAATAGATGAGAATATTTTTTCAACTGGTCTGCGCTATTTAATGAAATAGCATACCCACAACTTTCTGCTGTTTCTTCATCATGATTCTTAATTAAAAATAACTCATGGAATATACCACTTGCTCTTCTTTTACTAGTCATTTCTAACCCACTAAAGAACAACCCTTTTAAGTCTTTAAAGAATTTATCTGCTACATCATCAAGTTCGTAATTATATCTATAAAGTAGTGCAAACTTTTTACCCTGCTTTATAAATCTATTTACAACTAACCTACCAAAATAAGTTGTTTTTCCACCAGTTCTATTAGTGGTGCATAAGTATAACTCTGGTGTTTTGCCATTTAAGTCTTTCATTGATAGTAGTTTAGTACCATCATAATAAATATTTTTCATATTGTTATCCTTTTTACTTTTTAATATTATTTTTGTACATAAATATTATATCACACGTATTGACATTTGTAAATATATATGCTAAAATAAAAGAAAAAAGAAAGGAGATAAACACCATGGAGATTAACTCGATACTTCAAGCTGTTTCAACAGTTGGCTTTCCTATTGCTATGTGTCTTATTTGTTCTTACTACATTGTAAACTTAAACAAAGAGCATAAAGAAGAAACAGAGAAGTTAACAGAAGCACTAAACAATAATACACTTGTATTACAGAAACTATGTGATACTATTGGTGTAGAAAGAGAGGTGTAAAACTTGTCGAGAAACTTATCAGAAAATGGATTGAATTTGATTAAAAGTTTTGAAGGTTGTAGATTAACAGCTTACAAATGTTTACCAACAGAGAAGTACTATACAATAGGGTATGGACATTATGGTTCAGATGTAACAGCAGGAATGAAAATCACAAAAGAGCAAGCAGAAGAATTGCTTTTACAAGATTGTAAAAAAGCAATTAAAAATGTTAATTCTTTTATGAGTAAATACAACTTCAATCAAAATCAATTTGATGCGTTAGTTTCATTTGCTTTTAATGTTGGTAGTATTAATCAATTAACAGCTAGTGGAACTAGAACATTAGAACAGATTAGTTCAAAAATAACAGCTTATAACAAAAGCGGTGGAAGAGTTATTGCAGGACTTGTAAAAAGGAGAGCAAAAGAAAAAGAATTATTTGATACTCCAACAAGTACAACAGTAAAGAAAAGTAATAAAGAAATAGCAAAAGAAGTTGTAGCAGGAAAATGGGGAAATGGTAATGCAAGAAAAACAGCTTTAACAAAAGCAGGTTATAACTACAAAATCATTCAATCATTAGTTAATAAGCTACTAAAAGGATAGATATGGCATGGATATATGACGTAGGTGTAGCTAAATATTTTAGTACATCACAGATGCAAAATAACGCAAAAGAGTTCTACAACTACTTTATTAATAAAGGTGCTACTCTTGAAGCTATTTGCGGTATGCTTGGTAACATACAAAGAGAAAGTACTTTGAACCCCGGAATTAAGCAAGGCAATTCAGTGACTTTAGGGTGGGGATTGATACAATGGACACCGTCAACTGTTTTGACCAATTGGTGTAAAACTTATAAATATAATTGGTATGACGGTGCGGCTCAATGTGAGAGACTTTCTTGTGAGGGAGAGGGAATAAAAGACGCAAGTGGATATTGGTTGCCTACATCAGAATACTCGTATAGTTGGTCTGAATTTTTAGCACTCACTGATGTTGAAGAAGCGACAAAAGCCTTTTTATATGAAAGAGAGAGAGCAGGAGTAGAAGCTTTAAGCGACAGATTACAATATGCGAGTGAATGGTATGAATATTTTGGTGGAACGATACAACCACCCGAACCACCACAACCGCCCGAACCACCACAACTGCCCGAACCACCCACACCACCTACGCCATATAAACGAGCAAAAATGCCTATCTATATGATGTTAAGGAAATATTAGACTATATGAAAGGAGAATTAAAATGGCAGTACTTAGCAAAGAAGAATTTATGAACCGTTTAAAAGAACGCATTGGCGAAGATACTTCTGACGAAGCTATGACATTCATTGAAGATATGACAGATACATTCAATGACATGGAAACACGTTCAAGTGGTAATAGCGATGAACAGTGGAAACAGAAGTATGATGAATTGGACAAATCTTGGAGAAAAAAATATAAAGATAGATTTTTCAATTCAGAAACAACTCCTGCTGATATAAAAGAAGAGCAGGAAGAGGACATAAAAGATGATGCGAAAGAGAAAACTTACGCAGACTTATTTGAAGAAAGAGAGGGATAATTATTATGGCTACTAAACCGAAGATTGTAACACTAACTAATTCATCTGTTGACATTCTTAATGTTATCAGAAACAATGCAACTGTAAACTATCAGAATTATGTTCCGCAGGCTACTGCTGATGCGGATAGTATTAGAGAGATTGGTGCGGTAATTATGGACAATCCACAGTTACAGAATGAGTTTCTATCTGCACTTGTTAATCGTATTGGACGTGTACTCATTACCTCCAAAATGTATGACAACCCTTGGTCAATGTTCAAAAAGGGTATGTTAGAATTTGGTGAAACCATTGAGGAAATCTTTGTTAATATTGCAAAGCCTTACCAGTTTGACCCAACTGTTGCAGAAAGTAATCTCTTTAAGAGAGAAATTCCTGATGTACGTTCTGCTTTTCATATTATGAACTATCAGAAGTACTACAAAACTACAATTCAGAACGACCAGTTGAGACAGGCTTTTTTATCTTGGCAGGGTATCACAGACCTTATTGCTAAAATTGTAGATGCTATGTATACTGGTGCAAACTATGACGAGTTTCAGACTATGAAGTATATGCTTGCAAAGCACATCCTTGATGGTAGAATGTACCCAGTTACTATTCCTACTGTATCAGAGGAAAATATGAAATCTATTGTTAGCACTATCAAGGGTGTATCTAATAATTATGAGTTTATGTCAAGCAAGTATAACCTTGCAGGGGTACAGAATTTTTCAAGAAAAGCTGACCAGTATCTTCTTATTAACTCTAAATTTGATGCAACCATGGACGTTGAAGTTCTTGCTTCTGCTTTCAATATGGATAAGGCTGAATTTGCAGGAAAGAGAGTGCTTGTAGATAGCTTTGGTTCTCTTGATATTGCTAGACTTAATGTACTCTTTGCAGATGACCCAACTTATACTGAAATCGGTGAAGATGACCTTAAAGCACTTGATGCAATTCCTTGTATCCTTGTTGATAAAGATTGGTTTATGATTTTCGATAACTTCTATAACTTCACAGAGCAGTACAACGGTGAGGGTCTTTACTGGAATTATTGGTATCATGTATGGAAAACCTTTAGTGTTTCTCCATTTGCAAATAATGCACTATTTATTCCAGGAAATCCTGCGGTTACTAGTGTTACAGTTTCTCCTGCAACTGCCACTGTTAAGGCAGGACAGAGTTTATCACTTTCAGCAGTTGTTCAGACTGAATTCTTTGCCCCTCAGACAGTCGATTGGTCTTCTGATACAAAGGGTGTAACTGTTAATAAGGGTGGTGTAGTAACAGTTGGTGATGGTGTTAAAGCAGGAACGGTAACTATTACCGCTACTTCTACTTACGATAGTAAAAAAACTAGAACTTCTACTATTACAGTTGAGTAATTAAATAGGGGAAGCCGAAATGCTTTCCCTTATTATAAAGGAGAAATAATATGTATATTGAACCTAATAGTAATATTAAAATTTATCATAATGTTCCATTAGATAATACATATAATCACACCTTATATTTCAGTAGTTTATCAGAGCAGAATACTTATTTTCACGCAAATCAAAATATTATTAAATATAATCTTACTGCACAAAGTTACCAAAGAGTTGTAAAAGGTAGTATGAGAATAGCAGTAAAAGCTGACAACCTTTACGATTGTAACTATTTATCATTTCAAAATGCTTCATTTGGAACTAAATGGTTTTATGCTTTTATCACTGGTGTTGAATATATTAATAACGAAACTAGTGAAATCACCTTTGAAATAGATGTAATGCAAACCTATTTCTTTGATACTACTCTAAAAAGATGTTATGTGGAAAGAGAACATAGCACTACTGATGATGTAGGAGATAATATTTTAGCTGAAAATGTTGATATTGGTGATATAACTTGTAATGCAGTGAGTGGAAGTGGTCATTTTTCAAGCTATGTTGCAGTTGTTGCTACTGCTTATGACCCAGATGGACAAGCAGGTGGTTACCAGGGTGGGTTGTTTAGCGGTGTAAATTATATTGCAGGACTTATAGATACACCCGAACAAGTTCAAACATTACTTGATTATCTTGATGCAACAGTAGATGCAAATAAGCAGGATAGTGTTGTTTCTATATTTATAATGCCACATGAGTTTTATACTACTGGAGAATGCCCAAGTGTTCAAGTATCAAGAGTACAGAAAAATAGTTCACTTCATGGGTATACACCACGAAATAAGAAATTGCTTACTTACCCTTATAACTATCTTTCAGTAGATTGTGGTAATAATGATGCAATTTATAGATATGAATGGTTTAATGGAGAATATTGTGACTTTGAATTAGTAGGAACTGTATCTTGTAACCCACAAATTATGCTTGTTCCCAAAGCTTATAATGGTGTAACTAGTGATGGTTTTAACTATGTAGAAAAATTGGTAATGTCAGATTTTCCACAAGTTGCTTGGAGTATTGATGCTTTTCGTGCTTGGCTTGCACAAGAAGCAAGTACAACTGCTTTACAAGGAATTGCTAGTGGTGCTAGTACTGCTTTTGGTGCAATAAGCGGAAATCCAGTTGCAGTTGCAGGTGGTATAATGGGTCTTGCTAATACTGCAAATAGTGTAATACTTGCAACAAATAGACCACCACAAGCTAAAGGAACTAACAGCGGTACAATAGATGTTGCTAGTAAAACTAAAGATTTTTACTTTAGACAGATGCAAATTAGTGCTGAATACGCGAGAGTTATTGACGATTATTTTGATATGTATGGTTATGCAACTAGAAGAGTAAAAGTACCTAATAGAAGTGCTAGACCTCATTGGAATTACGTTAAAACAAATGGATGTGTATTAAGCGGAAATGCACCTGCTGATGATGTAAGAAAAATTTGTGGTATATATGATAACGGAATAACATTTTGGAAATCAGCTAGTGAAGTAGGAAACTATTCTTTAGATAACTCACCTAGCTAGAAAGGAATAGACAAGTGGGAAGAAAAAGAGATTTACAGTTTTGTGAAAGTGCTTATATGAATAATAGAACATACTTGCAGTACTATAATAGACTTACAGAATTAGCAATTAGTATGTTTGAATGGCAAAATCTACCCGAAACAGTTGACCAAAGATTTTTGGAAATGTGCTTATTTGGTGATGGGATGTGCGTATTCTTTCAAGATGAAGTACTTGGTTATTTATCGCTTCAATGTATGATAGGTGGTAAGCTTAATGTTTATCGTATTCCTATGGAAAGAAAAGCCTATGCAACTAATGGTTATCAAAGAGAATTAGATGGTACAAATAGCGTTATTATTTTTAATAACTATTTACACACTAATTCTATGCTAGATGTTGAAATGTTTAGTAAGAGATTATATAATCTTGATAGGGCAATAGATGTAAACGCTAATGCACAGAAAACTCCAGTATTGATACAATGTGATGAAAGCCAAAGATTAACAATGAAGAACTTATACAAACAGTATGAGGGTAATGAACCATTTATCTTTGGGTCAAAAGGATTAGATGCAAATGGTCTTAAAGTTTTACAAACTGGTTCACCTTATGTTGCAGATAAATTATACGAACTAAAGACACAGATTTGGAATGAAGCATTGACATATCTTGGTATTAGTAATATAAACGTAGTTAAAAAAGAACGTATGATTACTGATGAAGTTACTCGAAATCAAGGTGGTACTGTTGCTAGTAGATATTCAAGACTTGAAAGTCGCAGGCAGGCTTGTAAACAAATCAACGAAATGTTTGAATTAAATATTTGGGTTGATTATAGAGAGGACTTTCAAGACATAGAAGAACAACAAAACGAAAATGAAAAGGAAGAAAAAGAGTACAGAGGGGGTGAAGTAAATGAGTAAATACACAACAGAAGTTAGGTTCATTTGCGAAACAGCAAGTGGTCTAGGTGAAAGCAAAGGATATGCAGATGTTGATACTATTATTACAAATGCTATTCCTAAAATATTTACTTTTACTTTTCCTATCTTTGATGAAAACTATAGAACTGTTTTGGAAAAGAAAATTCTTAAACACTTCTATACTAGAGAGATTTGTGAAGAAACAGTTGGATTGTGGAAGTTGAGATTGGATGCAAAGTTGAATGAGATAATGCCCTATTATAATAAGTTGTATAATAGTGAATTGTTGGAGTTCAACCCTTTGTATACTGCTAATTTGACTAGGAAAAAGAAAACTGATTATGATAGTAATAGGAATACTAGTAATAATGGAACAGTAAATAGCACAAGCAATAGTAACGGAAGTGGTACTGGTACTAATACCAATGTTGGTTTAGACTTATATTCTGATACTCCACAGGGTTTAATAACTAATGTTGAAAATGAAACTTATTTAACTAATTTTAGAAAAAAAACTGATACTGGAAAAAGTAGTTCTACTACATCTAATTCAACAACTGGTAATGTTACTAATAGTGATACTGGTACAGATGCTCTAAATAGCACAGAGGACTATCTTGAAACTGTTATAGGTTTTGAGGGAAGTAGTGCAAGCGATTTACTTATTAAATATCGTGATACTTTCCTTAATATTGATATGATGATTATAGAAGATTTAGAAACTCTGTTCTTTCAGCTATGGTAAAAGGAGGGAAATAAATGAGCAATTATACAGATTTACCACATTTTAAATTTTGGTGTCAAAAAGTATTACCATTAGTATATGAGGACAGCCTAAGTTATTATGAAATTCTTTGCAAGGTTGTTGATTATATTAATGCTATAATTAGCGATAGCAATAGTATTATTACTGACATTCAAAAATTGAAAGAAGAAATGAAAATTGTTCAAAATTGGATAGAAAATTTTGACACAAGCTACGCAGAAGAAATAATTAAAAAATATATCGCTACAATGATTTTTATAGAAATTTCTGATTCTGGGTACATTATTTATTATATCCCGGAAAACTGGGATAATATTATTTTTGAAACCACAGGCTTAGACGTTGAAATTAATGGAATAGAATATGGTCGTTTAGTTTTGAATTATTAAAAGGAGATTAAAATTATGGCAACAAGACAATATGTAGGTGCAAGATATGTACCAAAATTCGCAAACCCTATTACATGGAATAAGGAAAATAGTTATGAAGCATTAACTATTGTTACTTACTTAAATAATAGCTATACTAGCAAGAAACCAGTTCCAGCTAACACTGAAATTACTAATGAGGAATACTGGGTTGTTACTGGTAATTACAATGGGCAGGTTGAAGAGTATAGACAGAGTGTAGTAGAATATAAAAATGAAGTTGACAGATATAAAAATGAAGTTGACGGATATAAAAATGAAGTTGACGGATATAAAAATGAAGTTGACGGATATAAAAATGAAGTTGCTTCTAAACAAACAAAGGTGTACAAAAAAGCTATTATTGTTGGCGATAGTTGGGCAGTTGGATATTATAACGGTATGGGACACCCAGGAGAGGGATGGGGAGATTATGCGTGTCCTTTACTTGGTGTAACTTCTGATAACATTTTAACTGTTGCTAGTGGTGGTAGTGGTTTCATTAATGGAACTGGCGAACACTTTGATATGCAAATAAAGCGTGCTTATGAAAATTACCCTAATTTTAGGGATGCTGACTTAATATTATGCGTTGGTGGTTTTAATGACGCACAAGATAATAGAACATCTTCAGAATTACAGACAGCCGCAGGTTCTTTCTTTGATAAGTGTAAAACATATTTTCCTAATGCCGAAACACATATATTTCCTTTACAGTTACCATATGGGCAGGAAAGTGCTATGACAAGTGTAAGATGGGGTGTGCTTTCTGGAATTAAACAAGCATACTACAATCAGACAGGTGGTAATCTATTCTTACATGATGGTGTAAGAAGATGGGCTAACTCTTTTGGTGTAGGTGCTAGTGCTAATGACGGTTCTCATTTAAACCAATTTGGGTACAATTATATGGGTCAGCTAATTGCGATGTGTGTTAGAAAAGCAAATGACTATTACCCAACATTAACAAGGAAGTTTGACTTATCTTCATTATCTAGTGTAGTTGGAAGTGTAATAACAAATGAAGTTATTGAAGATAACGGGTTACTAACAATAAATCTTACATTTGAAGCTACTAATTGGACTACAGAGTACATCCCTTTACCAGATATTGCTAGTGTTAAAGGAGTTTCATATTTTTACTGTGGAAATGAGCTAATGGTATGGAATGAACATGGTATAAAACCTAACAATGGAAGTATTACAGGAATTGCTAACATTTTTGTAACAGCTATAGCAGGAAGATAGTGTTACGTATGAGACAAGTTTAAGTACTTGTCTCATACTTTTTTGTAAATATAGTGTACCACAGTTTATGTTAAAGGGGCAAA